CGCAGGGCGCGGCTACCGGCTTCCTCAAGGGCATCCACGAGCTTATTCGCACCTGCCTTGATCCCTTCGGCCGCCTCGCTCATGGAGTCCTTAAACGTATCCATATCCTTGCCGGCGTGTGCTGCGGCCTCTATTCCACGGTTCGTCGCGATGCCACCTTTCGCTTGCCCGACAGTCGTGGGTAGCCCGAGCACCGTTGCAGCCACCTCTTGATCACGGCTAGCTGCAGATTTTTCCCAATCGGTCATCAACGCAACGTCGCTACCGTTCACCTGTCGACGTGCTTCCTGACGTGCAATTTGCGTACTGACGCTTCCTTCGAGCATCGCTTGCGTGAGGCCAGGGTCGAAACCTGCCTGTAACAACATCTGGTTTGCATTCTCGCGTGACAGATTGCCACTGCGCATACGCCCTTGCACAGCTTTTTCAGTATCGAGCACGATATCGCGAAAACTACGCGCTTGACCGGTGGTCGTTTGAAACTGCACCCCGAGGCGCCCGAGCATGATTAACGAGTCAGATATCTGGCCGTTATAGGCGAGATCGTAGACAGCTTTCGTGATGTTGCCCACGGTCTTGGTCACTTCGTCGCCCTTGCCGCCGAACAGCTCCGCAACGTTTTGGAAGTTGCGCAGCTCATTCGCTGCGATCCCGAAGTTACGTGAGTCGATGCCGAGCTGGCGCACAGTGACGGACATGTCAGACACGTAACCGAGTGCTTTTTTGACGACGATCGCCGCGGTAGCAATGCCAAGTAACTTTTTGGTGAAGCCAACTACTGCAGTGCCCATCCCCTCGGATGAGCGCTTCACATCTTTTTCAAGCGTAACGACTTCGGCCGCAGCTTTCTTACGGCCCTTGCTGAAGTCGCCAGGGTCGAGCCCGAGCTTTACGATAAGTTGGTCAATGACTGTCGGTCCGCCCACGTATCACCCGTTCGTTGTGCAGGTCTACCGATATGATTTCGAGCATATCGTAGGCATCCGCTACACCATACACCGTCTGCAGTTCGTGCAGCGTTGCTTTGCCCGACGATACCAGCGTGCCTATGACCCGCGGCACGTTGGCGTAGTTGATCAGGCCGGCGGCGTTTCCGGGATGATGTCCGTAGTCGATAGGACGCCGGCCAGCGAAAAACCCAAGTGAAGTTGCAACACCTCGTAGCGCAACGTCAACCACGTGGTGACTTCTTCTATCTGCGAATCCTCACCGGGGAAGATGTCCTGCAGCGGCATCACCTCGCCACCGGGAGGCTTCCAGCGGATACAGTGCTCCATTTCATCCAACAATGGCCGCAGCTCGGCCGCATGGATGCCACGAAACGAATGCAGCCCCATCGCGAGCACATGGCGCCAGGTGACTTCGAACGCCGCAGCGCCGGCCATGGCATCCACTTGCGGTAACTCTAGGGTGGAATTCGCACAGGCGAACACCGCACGCGCGAACCACCATTCCGCCTGATGCGCCGGCATCTCGCGAATCTCAAACACCTTCCCGCGATCGCGACCCTCGGCCGTGATCGTGACCCGTTTCGTGCGGCGAGCCACGCGTTACACCGACAACGGCGCGGGCTGCACGTCTTCCCAGGTGATCTGGAACGTCATGGGCTGCAGGATCTTTTTCCCCTGTGGCATCGGGGTGTACTGCGTCAGAATGCCCTTGACGAGCGCGTAGGCAACGCCTGGTCCTTCGAGAGCCAGGAACCCATCCGCGAACAACACATCCTTCAACGCCTTCTGCGTGCCGTACCATGCCTCAAACAGTGGCCGACTCGCGCTGTCCGGCTGAAGCGTGATGGTCTGAATCGCAGGATTCGGCGTGAAGCCGCCCGACAACTTCCCGTCAACGCCCATCACAGCCTGTGCGGCTTCCACCGTTTCGGTCGCGAACGCATCGTCGGTTGCGAAGCCCTGCAACGTGAACGGACCTACGACGATGCCGGCACGGCCGCGCACCGTGAAGGTCAATTTTGCATTTGCGCTTGTGATAGATCCCACGGCGATGCCCTCGGTAACTTGCAGTATGTTGCGGGTTGCTTGGCGATTCGGTGACTAACTTGCGCTTTACTGCACGTCAATCGACGACAATTCGATAGACTGAACGCTGCCGCCGTCCGTGTACCACAAGGTTGCGGGCATGGGGCCGCGGACTACGCGCACTTCAGGTGCGGGGATGAGAATCTGCAGGTAATACCCGTTGTTCTGCACGGCATCGGCCGCACCCGCGACATTGGCCGCCGTGTTAATCTGCGCTCGTTGCGCGTTCGACAACGTGACGCCCGATTGAATGACGCCATTGATCAGCGCGCGTTGGATCGTATCGTTATACGCAGCGCGCTGCAGGTTCACACCTTCGGCGTTGTACGGGATGCTGTTGATCTGCGTCAGCAATGTCATACCTGCAAGCTGCAGCTCCGCGTTCAACCATATCTGATTGACGTAGGCGTCGAACCAACGCCATTGACCCGGCGTACTGCCGGATTGCTCGTTCACGAAACGATCGTTCGCCGTTGCGAAGGCGCAATATCCGTTGTAGCCGTTCGCTTTCAGGAACCCGAATGCACTCGCATTCGTAATGTCAGCCACCAAACCCGACTGACCTTTGAACGCGAACGTGATGCGTCCGTTCGGCTGCGCAAAGTCGATCGAGGCCACCGAACCACAAATGAACGCAGCCTTGCGACCGTTACCGTCATCGGTCGCCGGCTCGTAGCGTGGATAGATTCCATCCATCTCGGCCGCTGTAACCTGCGCACCGAACGAAGTAGGCGCGACACCTTCGAGTACGGTCACATCAGAATCCCAGGCGACATAGGCGAAACGATTGTTCGTAGTCTGCACCCACGCTGCAAACAACAGCTTCTCAGCCGTGACAGGCTCGAACACCGTCATGAACGTGGCCCAATTCTGCGTAGCCAACGTTATCGTGGGCATGAAATCCGCAGGGGTGGCGGCGTCAGCACCTTGCGAGAGCTGCGCCCCGGTCGCCGCGGTGAACTTCAGTCCCACCGACAACGTACCGGTGGCGTAGCCAATCGTGCTGTCATCGCCCGTCGTGGACGAGGTGATCAGGAACCGTGCAAGCTGGGAGTCGTAACTGACGGTGGCCGTACTCGATACAGTGATCGCAACAGCAGGGTCCACAAGCTGCGCTGCGCCACTCACCGTATACGTGCCGAGGCCGCCCGTACCGGTGCCGAACGCGGTGATAGTTGTGCTCGGAGCGATACCGACGCCCACCACCGGGTCACCCACGTGCACGGCGCCAGTCGTAACAACGGTGATCGTGAGCGTGTTGCCGGCGAGGCCGCCGCCGTCATCGATCGTAGCAGAGCCCGAGAAGATCCCGCCCGCTGTCTGCAGCCCGGCTTGAATCAACGCGGCAGCATTGGTGAAACTCGTTGCCGTTGACAAGTCAATGTTCGCACTGGTGACAGTGATGCCGTCCACCACGACAATGAGCGTTCCTGACAATGCCTGAAGCTGCGCAAGTGTGGTGCCCGAGAAGCTACCGGTTCGCAGGTACGCTGCGACCGCAGCGGAATTGTACTGCGCGAAGTAGAGCACCGAAGGCAGAGAAGTAGCGTTGTTGAAACCGGCGAAGTACTTCGCAGCTAACGTCGCTTCGATGGACGAGGGCTCGAAGAAATCCCTCACGTCATCGGCCATCTCGAACGCCTGCACCACACCAATCGGTACGCGCGTGCTGTTGGTCAACATGACTGCATTCAAAGACAGCGGATTGCCGCCTGGCGACAGCACGCCAGGGATAACGTTGGCTACTTCACTTGCCGGAATACTCATGATGGGGGATACCTTTCGTCAACGTTGATAAGATCCACTTCCGCTGTATCCGCGAATTGCATCGGGATGGAAACAACCGGATTGTATTGCAGATTCGCCCCAACAATCCATCGCTGTTCGTACTGTTCCTCACCATTTGTCAATGGGGCTTGAATCGGGTTATCGGCATAGAGCGGGGCCACGGGCGCCAACGCACGGCATGCATAGTCTGTGCGCAGCAAGGTTGCAAGTTGGATGGCCCAATCAGCCGACGCCGCCCCGTAGCAATCGAGCTGTACTCGGATCTGCGTTCCCTGCTCGATATCCATCGTAACGGGGTCCAGATCGGTCGTATCCCACAGCTCCACCGGCGTGCGCAACGGCATCAACAGGGTGGCCGTCATGCACACGAAGCCGGGGGAGGGCGGCGGCATCGGGACGCGATTGCCCAAACCCTGCACCACCGGCACGCCCGCAGGCACAACGCCGAGCACGAACGCACGCAGCAACGTGTAGACGCCTTGAAGTGTGGGCGTGACGGTGAGCGGCATCAGGGTAGCGCCGGGTCAGTCTGAAGACACGCGACCACACTGCACCAGTCCGGCCAGGTTTCCAGCACTGCAACCACGAGCCAAGTGTGAACTGTTCCCGCGGGAACATTCGGGAACGTCAACAGGTCGCCGCCCTTGGCATCCGGCCGCACCACGCCTTGCGCATCGCCCCACATGCGCACGTTCTTATAGACGTCCTGCATGTTCAGGTTGTTCACATGCTTCAAATCCGAACCCTTCGCCGCTTGCGCTTGAATCTGTATGGCAACACCCGCGGCGTAAGAGGGCGTACGTTTGCCTGCTGCATCCGTCGCAGCGCCGGTGCTTGCGTAGTACGTGGCGGCAATGTTCGCATTGACGACTTGAATCGCCCCGTTCGCAAGCCCACGCACATTGATCGTCATTGCGGGGGCACTCCCGCTTCAACAACCCAGGTGATAGAACGAATCATCACCGCAGTATCGATGAGTGGTTTTGCGAAACCCTTTTTCTCAATCGTATACGGCGCCAGCGATGGATCTTGCAAAAGGTTGATCGATTCAACCAAGTGCCCTTTGATGTCGGCCGCAACGATTTCGAGCGCAGGCTTTGTGCGGTAACCCGTGTAGCGAAGCGCTGCACCTAGTTTCCGCGCCCATGTGGGTTGCTGATCTTCGATCATGTTCTGGAAGAACGGACGGGGCGGCGATTTCTCAGTGCCGTACTCGTTCCAGAACGCCACTTGTGCAACGCTCAGTCCGCCGTCTTCGGCCGGATACGTTGCTTTGTTCTGGAACCCAACGCTCACGTCGATATCGCCGCGCCCGAGCTGCAAGGCGATTTCCGTTAATCGCTTACTGAGCTTCCCCCCACCTTCAACCTGCGCTGTAACCGTCTTGATCATTACACGTCAGGTAGCAACTTCGCCGCCCACCGTGCCACGAAGCCGAACAACGTACCAAGCAGCCCCGCAGTAACTGCAGTCGGCACACCGTAACGGCGTTCGATCTCACTGGAAACCCAGGCAATCGCAGCTACGCCAGCACCACCGGTGCCAACGCCGACTGCTGTTGCTTTCGCAACGTTGCCTTCGGGCGACTTATCCAACGGATTCGCTTTGTTTTCTTCGATCATGGCTAGTACCCTCGACGGCCAGCGAACGCCCCACCGGGGCCGCAGCATTGAGGTGGGGCGACGTAACGGAAGGAACGGAACGGCGATGTCAGTTGCCAAAACATCGCCCCGAACTGTGTCTGAATAAAGTAAGCCATGGACTGCGATACGCTGGACGCCCACGCTGCCGATACAGACACTGTGCCTTCCGTTGCACTGGTGACGTTGCCCACGATACCACCCCCGGAGCCGGCGCTTGCGGCGGTAGGCCACAGGGTTGCCATGTGGGCAACCAGCAAGTTCAACAGTTGCTCGCGCAACGTGGCGTCACTCACCACTGAATTGCACGTGTTGTCTACGATCATCGTCGCGAGCTGAAAATACAGATTGAGCAGCGCATCGGGCACAGTAGCGAACTGCGTGAACAGCGCCTTGAACGTCGCCGGCACAAACACGACGACCCCGTGAATGGGGACCGGCGCCACGTTGCAATCTGTATTCACAGTCACGTTGCAAGCCCTCTCGGCTACGCTTCGACGATCTGCCGATTACGCATCGGGTTTTCTGCCATCTGCCGTCGATACGATGCCTCGGCTTCCTTGTCGACCGTCAGCCCTCGGGCTTGTGCGTCCTGCATCGGGTCGATCGGCTCGATACCGGTGCGTATCTCGCGACCCTCGCGTGCCCGAGCCATGGCGCCTTTCTCACTCGTGTGCATGAAAATCGAACCGTTTG